CGAGCTGGCCGACTACCCGGCAAGCACGCACACCGCCACCTACTACTTCGAGCGCGCCGACGATTCGTTCTCCGTCGCGGCCACCGCGAGCGGGGATGCGTTCGCGGTCACGGTGCCAAGCGCAACGACGCAGGACCGGCGCGACGGTGAGTTCGGCTGGTTCCTCGTCGTCACGAACATCGCGACATCGGCGCGCACCACGGTCGAGCGCGGCACCCTTGTCGTGCATGCGGACCCGGCTGCGGCCGGCAACAAGGACCGCCGCTCGATCAACCGCAAGACCCTCGACGCGCTCGAGGCCGTCATGGCGAGCAAGGCCACGAGCGACCAGCTCAACGTCTCGATCGAGGGGCATGCGATTTCACGCATGACGTGGACCGAGCTGATGAAGGCGCACAGCCGATTCAAGCGGCTCGTTGCGGCCGAGGACAACGCCGCGCGGATCGCGGCCGGTAAGCCGACGATGCGGCGGATTCTGACGAGGATGGCGTGATGGCGAAACGGCGCTGGTTCGACAACCTGCTCGGCCGTTTCGGCGCGCAGCCGTCGCGACCGTCGATGCGGCGAAACGTCGTGGCCGCCGGGGCGTTCACGAACCTCACCGCGGGCTTCGGCCAGGGCGGCGGATCGGCCAACCGGGACGTTTATGGCGCGCTCAAGACGGTGCGCCAGCGGTCGCGCTGGCTGGCCTACAACAACGATTACGTCAGGAATTATCTGGCGATGGTCGAGACGCACGTCGTCGGCCCGAGCGGCTTCGGCCTGCAGGTGCGGGCGAAGTTCCCGGACGGGAAGCTCGACGAGACCGGAAACGGCGCCGTCGAGGCCGCGTTCGCAAAGTGGGCCGCGCGTGGATCTTGCGAGGTGACCGGCCGGTTGTCGTTCCGCGAGCTCTCGCGCCTCGCTGCGCGCACGGTCGCGCGCGATGGCGAATGCCTGATCCGCAAGGTGTACGGCCGCGCTGCCGGCAACCCGGAGATGTTCGCGCTGCAGGTCATCGACATCGACCGGCTCGACATCAACAAAAACGCGGTGATGCCGGGCGGCAATGTCGTGAAGATGGGCGTCGAGGTCACGCCGCTCGGCCGGCCGGTCGCGTACTGGCTGGACCGCAAGCACCCGGGCGAGGATCTCCCCTCGGCGTCGCTGCCGGGCGGCGAGGAGCGCGTCCCGGCTGACCAGATCTATTACCTCGGCATCCTCGACCGGCCCGAGCAGACGCGGTGTCTGCCGTGGGTGGTGTCGGCGCTGCTGCGCTTGAAGCATCTCGGCGCCTACGAAGAGGCCGCGGTCGTCGCCGCCAACATCGGCGCGGCGAAGATGGGATTTTTCACCACGCCCGACGGCGAAGGCGTGGCGCTGGCCGACGCGAAGGACGCGAACGGCGAGTACGTCACGGAGGCGACGCCTGGGCAATTCAGCGTGCTGCCCGAAGGCTCGTCCTTCCAGTCCTTCGATCCGACGTACCCGCATGAGCAGTTCCCGCAGTTCGTGAAGGCGAGCCTGCGCGGCATCGCCTCCGGCCTCGGCGTGTCCTACAACGGCCTCGCCAACGACCTCGAAAACGTGAACTACAGCTCCCTCCGCGCGGGCGTGCTCGAGGAGCGCGATGCGTGGATGTCGCTGCAGGCGTGGATGGCGGACGCGCTGCTGCGCCCGCTCTATGCCGACTGGCTGGCGGCGGCGCTGCTCGCCGGCACGGTCAAGACCTCGCGCGGTGCGCCGATCGGCCCCGACAAGTTCGACAAGTTCAACGTGCCGCAGTGGATCGGCCGCCGCTGGACGTGGGTCGATCCGCTCAAGGACGTCGAGGCCAACATCGCTGCGATCCGCGCCGGGCTCAAGAGCCGCCGCGAAATCATTTCCGAGCAGGGACGCGACATCGAGGAGGTCTGGCAAGACCTCGCCGCCGAGCAGGCGCGTGCCGCCGAGCTCGGCCTTTCCTTTGACGTCACGACCGACCCGCGAACCGCGGGCGATCAGACAGGAGTTCAACCATGACCACGAAACAGGAGCTGTTTCGCGACGCGCTGTTCGATCGCCAGTCGATCGACATGGAGCGCCGCACCGTCGCCCTCGCGTTCGCCAGCGAGATGCCGGTGGAGCGATTCGGCTACCGCGAAATTTTGGACTGCGCGCCGGCGTCCGTTCGACTCGAACGGCTGACGGACGGTGGCGCGCTGCTCGTCGACCACGAGTGGAAAGATCAGGTCGGCGTTGTGGAATCGGTGAGTTTCGGAGCCGACCGGGTGGGCCGGGCGGTCGTGCGCTTTGGCAAGGGCGCGCGGGCATCCGAGATCTTTACCGATGTCGTGGACGGTATCCGCACGAAAGTTTCGTTCGGCTACTGGATACACGAATACAAGACCAGCAAGGCCGCGGACGGGATCGAAGAAATCCGCGCGAGTCTCTGGGAACCGTTCGAAATCTCCCTCGTCTCCGTGCCTGCTGACCATTCGGTCGGCGTCGGGCGGTCTGCCGAGGAACCCGTGTCAATCATTGTGAAAGAGGAATCCAAGATGGAAAACCAGAACCCGGCCCCGGTAGACACTGCGGCCATCGAGCGGGACGTGCGCGCCCGTGAACTTTCGCGCATCAACGCCCTCGAGGCGATGGGCAAGACCTACGCGCGCTTCGGCGGCGAGGATCTCGCCCGCGCTGCGATCAGCGAAGGCAAGACCGTCGGCGACCTGCAGGCCGCGATCCTTGAGCGCGTGAAGGCGGCCCCGGTGCCGTCGAGCGACATCGGCCTGACGCAGGCGGAAGTCCGTCAGTTCTCGTTCATGCGCGCCATCAACGCGCTGTCGAACCCGAACGACAAGCACGCCCGCGCTGCTGCCGCCTACGAGTTCGAGGTGAGCGAGGCAGCCGCGAAGGTCTCCGGCAAGCAGGCCCGCGGCATCATGGTCCCGAGCGACGTGCTCAAGGCCAACCTGCGCGACCTGACCGCCGGCACCCCGGCAGACGGTGGCCGTCTCGTGGCAACCGACCTGCTCGCGTCGAGCTTCATCGACCTCCTGCGAAATCGCTCGATCGTTCGCGCTGCGGGCGCCACGATGCTCTCGGGCCTCAACGGTAACGTGGCGATCCCGAAGCAGTCGGGCGGCGCTACCGCGTTCTGGGTGGCGGAAAACTCCGCTCCGACCGAGTCGCAGCAGACCTTTGCGCAGGTCACCCTGTCGCCCAAGACCGTCGGCGCGTTCACCGACATCAGCCGCCGGCTGATGCTGCAGTCCTCGATCGACGTCGAGGCGCTGGTGCGTACCGACCTTGCCACGGTGCTCGCGATCGAAATCGACCGCGCGGCACTCCACGGCAGCGGCGCGTCGAACCAGCCGACCGGCATCGCGGCCACCTCGGGCATCGGCTCCGTGGCCGGCGGCACGAACGGCTTGCAGCCGACTTGGGGCAACATCGTGCAGCTCGAGACCGAGGTCGGCATCGACAATGCCCTCGTCGCGTCCTGCGGCTACATCACGAACAGCCGCATCGTCGGCCGCCTGAAGCAGACCTCGCGGGTCTCCGGTCAGAACGGCTTCATCTGGGAGGGCAGCGGCACCGACTCCACGATGAACGGCTACAACGCCTGGGTGAGCAACCAGGTCGCCAGCAACCTGACGAAGGGAACCTCCAACGGCATCTGCTCGGCGATCTTCTTCGGCAACTGGTCGGACCTGCTGATCGGCATGTGGGGCGGCCTCGACCTGACGGTCGATCCGTACTCCGGTTCGACTGCGGGAACCGTCCGCGTGGTCGCGCTGCAGGATGTCGACGTTGCCGTGCGCAACGCCGAGTCCTTCGCGGCGATGCTCGACGCCCTCCAGTAATCAGCGCTTCAAGCTGAAAGAAAGCCCCGGCGGGGTAACTCGCCGGGGCTTTTTCTTTGGGGAATTCATGCTTATCCAATTGACCCGCTCGACGCTGACCAGCGCCGGGCATCAGGACGCTGGCGCGGTCGTCGACCTGCCGGACTCCGAAGCGCGCTTTCTCGTCGGCATCCGCAAGGCTGTCGTGCAAGTCGCGCCCGCTTCGGTCACCGCATCGCCGCGCGCCGCAACGCCCGAAGCCGGCCTCGTGCCGGAGGGCAAGAAATTCAGCAGGCGCGGCGGGCTGCGTGATCTCTGACGCAGACCGGCGCGCATCCGTGATCGCCCTGGGCGGTCGCCGAGTGACGCATCAGGCGGGGGAGTTCTTCGGGATCTTCCGTAACAACTTCGCGACCGTCTCGGCGCAGGGGCCGGACTTCGAGACCCGCTCGCCGCAGCTGGTCGCGCTCACGTCCGACGTGGAGCGGCTGGGCAAGCAGGCAGCGCTCGAAATCGAAGGCGCCGACGGCACGTTCCGCGTGCTGCGCCGCGAACCCGATTCGCCCTCGACCGGGCTTACGACCTTGATCTTGAGGGGCTGACATGCACCGCGCCGATCAGATCGTCGACGCGGTCGTGTCCGCGCTCGAGGCAAGCGCCGACATCACGGCACCCATTTACGCGCACCGCACCTTGTCGCTGTCCGAGCAGGACGGC